TTCTTCTTGCTGCCCCATTTCCATCTGCGAAACAGATTCAAAATCATCCATCGAAAGCACGTCGTTCAACTCTTCATTCATTTAAGCACCTATGGTTATTTGAGCCGACAGAAACGCTGTCGTACCGTTTGTCAATATTTTGGCGCACATTTATTGAACTGTCAAATTATTGGCGAATTCTTGATTAAGCTGTGCTGCATACTTCTGCTCAAGCTCTGTCAGTTTCAATGCAAAATCCTGTTGCTGTTTAGCAATGTCAGCTATGAACTTCTCGCGCTCTAGCTGCATATCTTCAACAACTTTCTGCGTTTTAACCATGCGCTCCTCAATCAGAGACTGATAGTTTGCAATTAACGCCTGAGTAACCGGAGCCTGCTGTTGCTGCATCTGTTGAGCCTGCATTGCTTGCTGTTGAATCAAATCATCAGCCATTTGCTTTTCTTCATCAGTCATTTGCGTGTCAGGAATTGCGCCTGCCTTAAGCATCGTTAACCGTCTGCGCTCTTTGATTTGCTCTGCTCCACCGAAGTCTAGCGAGTCATAGACAATATCTGCCGCATCTTGAAGTAATAACGGGTCAATGCCTGCCATGCTGATTAATCGCTCCGCCGACTCTTGACGGCGCGACTTATAAGCCTTATCGAAGTCGATAACTACGTCATACTTACCTTGTGATAAGTCGTTGATAGTTACCATTCGACCTGTCTGCTGGTCTAAAACTTCCTCGTTGATTGTCACCATTTCGTCAGTGCCATCATTGCCCATAATGCGCACCTGTCGTTTTGAGTCGTACACTTTCGGAATAGCTTCAATGATTAGCTCGGCAATGCGACGTACAGCGATTGCGGTACAGTTCAACCACTTAGTGGTCTTGCTGTCGCCCTTGCTTATCATCTGCTCAACAGCCCATCCAGATTGATAGCGTGGATTCTGACCTTGCTGAGCTGAATAGACTCCGGCAGTTTCCACCATGTCTTGACCTGATGCCGCTGCGGTGTTTGACAAGTTAGGGTTAATCTGTGGGCCTGAAGTCTCAAATGGCGGTGGAGCCTCAGTGTCAACAGTGTAGATAAGCACAGGATCTGCACTTGTGTTCATGTTGCTCAGTTGGTTCTGAGTCAGCTTTGCGCTTGCTTGCTTGGCTGTCATCATCAGCTTACGACGCGGAGCCAATGCACCTTCTTCAATCTCGCGGCTTCGTGCGTAGTTGTATACTCGTTGCGGATCCATCAGCTTACGAGTTACTGAGCAATAGGTGATTTCACCGTCTGAGATTTCAAAGTTGCCGTAAACTGGCACGATTGGAATGCCTGACCATACAGTCTCGAATTCTTTACTTAGCCAATCCGAGCCATCAAGGAATCGAGAATACACTTTTACGCATTCAATGCTGCGACTGCGAACCTCTGTGATTCCTTTCGCGCTTAGTTCATCAAGTACAGATTCAACCTCATCCTCTTCGTACACCTTACCATCAGACATCAGGATTAATTCTTTCTTATATGGCTTGGTGTAGATGTATTCCAAGAACGTAGCAACATCAGGTTTTGAGTCGCCGTTATACTTGTCGGTATCAATGCCAACGTCGATACAGTCTCTGCCGTATTTCTCCTTGAACTCGTCACGTGGCATGGCTCGGATTTGCCAGGCTTCTGTTGCGTCTGAGCCGTCTTGCTTTTCATGGTAGCCAAGCCATACCCGATTGATTGAATCTGGGATTGTTTGAATCAGAATATCCTGTTCAAATGAATCACCCTGCCAATCAGTTGCAACTCGGATGAAGTCAACTCCACGTCGCGCAATCCTGCGTGTAGATTGGCGATAAACACTAGGCGCATCTGACAGATTCTCGATGTAACGCATCAAGCCTGCATAAGTCTCTGCAATCTCTTTGGTAGCTCCGCCTCCTGCTGGTCTTACTCTAATCCCGAAGTCCATACCGTCGACCTCAGACATAATGTCATCAATCAACGGATTGGTTTTATCAAATGTAAAACGCGGGCGATTACCCATGGCATTCACAACTGAGTCTTGCCACTGACCATCCTTGTCTAGACAAAATCTATCCTCTTCTCGGCTTAGCTCGCGCATGTCGTGCGAGTCGCTTTGTGCTTGCGTGAAATTCATCAGGCAGCTTTTAGAATCTTTTACCATAGTGAGTTAAACTCCAATGTTTGAATCTCTTCATTAATCGCGTTAGGCGCATCTATAGCCATCATAACAGAGTCGGCCATGTTCGGCGATTTTATGCCAAGCTTGCGCATCTCTTCCTTGCTCATAATCTGGATGAATCCGCTAGTGTTAGGTTTCTTTGGTATGCGGCAAAGTTCAGAGCGTAACTTTTGCAATAGCTTGATGCTTGAGCTAAAGCTTATCAGTGTTTCAGGGTCTGCGTATTGACCTTTTGTGACTGCTAAGAATGTCCGATAGCATCTGTCACGAATAGCCCAATAATTCTGCGCGCGTTTGTTCTTGAATGTATCGCCAACCTTTTTCTGTCTGTCATGGTCGCCAATTGGCTCATAGATTTGCGCTTCGTTATCAGGCGATGCGCTTCCTCTGAATTGGCGGATTTGCATCTTATGCGGCGATAACCAGGTATCAACCTCTCGCTTTAAACCAACGCCCATCCCGTCGCAGTCCCAAATAAACATATCAACACGCTCATCAATTGCAAGCTCTGCCGCTGCGTCTAGCGATGAGTTAATATCAGGTTGATCTATCTCTCCAACATCAGTGAAAACAACGCCATGCCGAAGCGCGTAGCCTTTAGCATCCTTTCCGGTGTCTGCTGGGTCAAACGATAACACTTTTTGCCCTCGCATCTTAAAGTTGAGCTTGATGTGTGCATCTACGCAAGCATCGAACCACTCAGCAGGAATAATAGAGTTTGCAACAGAGTCATTGTACTTGCCGAGCCAAATGTGGTCATACAGTGCACGTGGCAGATTCTGATGGTCAAATACTCGCTCACCTTCAAGTCCTGAGTCTTCAAACCATGGATTATCGCAGTAGTTCATCACTACGATTAGGTGCAAATCATCTTCATAAACGCCACTAGCTAAAAGCTCATTCTCGAATGGCTTGATGAAGCGCTGACTAAATGGATCTTCACTCGATGCAGGGTTCCCGATAAAGATTAGCTGCACCTTGTTTAGATTCTCAATCTCGGCGTTTTCTTCTTCGTCGGTTTCTACGATGAATTTATTAGGCAAACCTGCCTTAGCTTTGTTCCGAGCTGTAGGTGTAAGCTCTTTAAGTGACTCTGCACTTATGGTTTGCGCCTCTTCAATCAGGAAGCGCCGAAAGCCTGCCGCCGATTTGATTGATGCAGGATTTCTAGCCAAGCCTTTAAACTTAAAGCTTCCGCCTGACTCGTGGGATATGACATTGTTTTGAGTATCGAAGCCTTTCATGTTTAGCCTGTCATACTCCGAAGTTATCAGACTATGCACAGAGTCTTCTAGTGAGTTCTGAAACTCCCGCAAGCAGTAAACCTTATCGCCTAAGTCTTTAACGCCTGCGATTGATATGTCGATAATCTGAACTGACTTGCCTGAGCCGCGCCCGCCGATTACAACTACAAAGCGCTTGTTAGTCTTTAAAACTCGCTCGAGCTTTTCGGCGATATAAACATCAGGCTTCTTAGCTGTCTCTATCCACTCGCCTTCAATGTATTCAAGTGACCGCAGCAACCCATTGATAGGGCAGACAATGCCGAAGATAGTTCCTTTCTTGCGCCGTTGCTTTTCTTGCAGCAGCGCTAACAGTTGCTCGCGCTTAGCTCTATCAGGCTGCACGTTTAACTCTCCCGCTCAGTAATGAGCCTAAGTATTTTCTGTGCACTCCAAGCAACTCTGCAACGTCTTTAACTAGTTGACCGCTGGCAACGAGCGAGCGAGCCAAGTCGATTTGCTCAACAGTTATTTTGCTTTGCCCGTTTTCAGTTCCGCAGACTTTAGTTGGCTTTCTTCCTAGGCTATCAAATGAGTGTTTGTGGTTCTGTGATGATGTGCACCATTCAAGATTTGAAACGCTGTTGTTGAGTTTGTTGCCGTCGATGTGGTTAACCTGTGGCAAGTTACCTGGATTTGGTATGTATAACTCAGCAACCAATCTGTGCACAAAGAATCTAGGCTTATCTGATGAGCTGCACAACTGCACGCGCAAGTAACCGCAATTGTTCATCTGCGGCTTAACTGGCTTGCGTCTGTTGATATTCATCACATATCCATCTGGCGAAATGTCGTAGCCTGTGAAGTGTTTGTATTGCATGGAATTCTCCCAATATGAAGATCTTCGGTTAATTTACTTGGATAACTCTCTGACTTTAGCTTCTAGCTCTTCATCAGACAATTTATTAATATCAATTGAACCGGAGTGCTGAACCTCTTGCTTTTCTCGCCATTGCGCGCGAGTTTTCATCCAAAAAATCATTGCTGAAGTATCGCCTTTCACAGCCTTATTAAATAACGCTCCGCCAATTTGCGCGTTTGCCTGGTACGTAGATAAATCTAATTCTCGCCGGTAATATTTGCGCAGTGTTTTATCGTCGATTTCTATCAAATCTGCAATCATATCTTGCGGTGTGCCAACCATGGCATGCAGCTTAACTAGCTCGCGCGTTGCTTTTGTTGGTGTGTGTCGTCGGCTCATAGTGTGCCGCCTAGTGTAGATTGGAGCGTGTCGATCGGTACTGCCCCGTCGCTCTCTGCCTGGTCGGCAGAGTTAGCCTTTGTGACACGCTTAACGCCTTTATACATGCCTGCGCCGATTTCGTCAATCTTTGAAAATGGCAAAACTGGCACGGTTAACCGCTGACGTGCATCCTTGTTTAAAAAGTATATATAGCGGAGTTGGTAGCCAACTATCGGTTTAGCCCCGTTCTTTTTCCACCACCCCGATTTTTTTGTTGGGTGATCATTTAGTGTCTTATCTGCTTTTATTGTTCCGTCAGGCATTAAAAGCATGGTTGTGTTCTTCTTAATTCCAGTAAGAACAAAGCCGCTTGCTCTGTAAATTGTGCCATCGCCGCACTGACAGCCGTCACTGAATGACAAAACCCATTCGATGTGTGGATAATGTTTTTTAATTAATCGAAAAGCAATCGCCATTGCTCGGCTTTCGCTATTTCGTGGCAATGCATCACTGAACGCCATGCGGTTAAGTTCAATCATGTTGTTCCACACGGTATCTGCGACTAGCGGCAAGACCTTACGCCTATCAATAGGCGGCCCAAACTGCATTGCACCCTCCAGCTTGCCTTTGTAAAACGCACCGAAGTGAAGCTGACTGTTCTGAGTGTGAGTTCCCGAATAATGAACACGCTTAACAAGCGCATTTGCTGCCTGTGCGCTGATTGGCTTAATAACAATATCTTTTGCACTAGCCATTTTGATTCTCCAGCCATTGTTGACAAATTAATGCTAAGGCGTTGCCGTTGCTATTCTCATTTAATCCAGTGTCTACAAGCGGGTTGGTTCTCGCAAGTGTGACAGCATCATCAACAACAGCCGCCTGCTCATCATGCAATGTAAATGTCTTTTGCTGAAATGGTTCTTTCTCGCCGTCATTTAACTGTGGCATTTCAATTTCACAGTCATCATCAAAAATAAGGTCTTCTATTTCTTCCAGGCTAAAACCGGTTAACTCTAAATCAAATCCTTGATCCGTTAATTCGCCAAATTCCAAACGCAACAACTCATCATCCCAACCTGCATTGAGCGCTAATTTGTTGTCTGCAATTACATAGGCCCGCTTTTGTGTCTCGGTGAGGTGCGAAAGCTCTATCGCTGGCACTTCTTCAATGCCTAGCTTTTGCGCAGCCATGATACGACCATGCCCTGCAATAATGCCGCCTTGCTCGTCAATAAGTACGGGGTTGGTGAACCCGAATTCTTTCATGCTTGAAGCAATTTGAGCCACTTGTTCAGGTGAGTGAGTGCGTGAATTTCTGGCGTATGGAATTAAATCTGCGGTCTTGACTCTTTTATAGTCGGGAAGTTTTTGCAGCATCGGGCACAGCCTCTAAGTTAATCAGGTACAACCTGTCATAACAGTATAGCCAATGCAGCATAAATAAAAAAGCCCGCATAAAGCAGGCTTTGTTTTTAATCGAAGCTTGAAAACAAACTACGATTGCTCAGACTCATTGATATTATCCGAATCGCTTAAATTTGTCGATTTATTTTCGCATGATTTAACAGCTAAACTCCAAGCCATAAACCAAACTGCAAACGCTGAACCGACTTTCGGATTTGAGTAATAACCGCTTACCTTGCCCATATTCAAAACACCAAAGTGACCAGCCGCCCAGCTTTCAAACTCTCTTTCAGCTTCATAAAAATAATAATCGTCTTTACTCATTTTAAATCTCCAATCATCCAATCAATTTAACCATCCACTTAAGCAACTGATACAAGCCAGCCGCTACGATGATTAAGCTTAATGTCCAAGCTAGGTAAATCAACTCGCTACCTCATGCCAAACAAAGCCTTTGCCATCTTGCGACTTAATCAACCGACCTTCTGCGATTAGTCGCTTGGCTATCTCCTGCGAATTTGGTTTAAGTTCACTCAGTCGCAAGCTGCCATTCTTTGCTTTTTGCTCGATAGCTTGGTGTAAGCCTTTGCTGAATTTGTTCATTAATCTTCACTCCAATCAAACATAGTTAATATTTCATCTTCATCAGCAGTCCACCCGTTAGGCATTGCAACCCATCCAGCATCAAGCACTTCAGCTTTGCATGAATCAATCAAAGCCTTATGCTCTCGCCGCAGATATTCCGTTAAGTCTTCGTGCTTATATGCCGCTGTCTTTATAAAATCAACTTTAGTCTTTATCTTGCCATTTGATTCTCTACCCCAAACAACAAGCAGTATTGACCATCTGAAAGCGGTATCACCTAAAGCTTGCGCAAGTGTAGGCGTTAAAACCTTCACTCTTTTCTTTGTCTTGCAGCTCACCAAATCAACTTTCTCACTTCTGGAAAGCTTCATTGTTAGCGCCAAGTCTTTAACGGCAATCAGTGTTTGAGTTATTAAACGCTTTGTGGCGCTATGAGCTTTGCGTTTGCTCATAAGTCGCTAAACTCCCATGGTGCTTGTTCTTTGCCGTCAACAACTAGCTGCGCTTTACGCTCCGCCAGCTTGTCTAAATAATCCTGCGCAAACTTCTGTTGAGCCATTGCAAGCGATACACCCAAGCCGCCTGCGAATAACTGCTTTTGCAAGTTAAGAATGTTATTGTCCATCGTCGCAGCTTCTGCGATTTGGTCGAGATAATCTAGCACGTTAAGGCTTGAGCGAATCACATTGAACAAATGATTCTTGTGTGCATCTTGCAAAGCCTGGACGTCAGCTTGAACGTCATGCTCCCACTCGCGTTTTGTAGTCATATAATCTCCAATCGTTGATGATGGCAGGCTTAAGATTGCCTGCTCGTTAATTGCCTGGTACATCGTAGTTGCTCTTTAGTTGATATTCAAACTGTTTTTAACTGGTCAGATGAGTGCGCTTTCTCTATCCGCTCTTTTGCTATGTTGAAATAATTTTCATCTAACTCAATACCGATGAAGTTGCGATTTAAATTTACTGCCGCGACTCCAGTAGTGCCTGAGCCGCAAGTAAAATCTAAAACCGTCTCACCTTCGTTGGTATAGGTTTTAATTAAATGCTCCATTAGTGCCACTGGTTTTTGTGTGGGGTGTCTTTGCTTTTGCTGGTTTGCAAAGTTAAGTATAGTGCTTGGCATTGATTTATCTGGCGGGCATTTGTGCGCATCAAGTTTATGATCGCCATAACATTCGCTCGTTTTTGTTCTTGCGCTTAATGGCCTTTGATTCTTCTTTGGCTTGTCAGTTATCTGCGGATTGTAAACACAGGCTTTGGAGTAGAAGACGCAAACATCCTCATGCTTTCTCATGGGCATTTTCCAGGCGTTAAGATGCCCAGTTGCTTGAGTTTTCTGCCAAACAAATGAATACTTAAACATGGCTGGGTTGCTCATAACCAAAGCAGATGTGAAAGGCTGCGCTGCAGTCATAACAATCGCCCCGTTAGGCTTAATAATTCGCTTTAATTGCGCCCACATTGGCTCTAGTGGGATAATGGAATCCCATTTGCAAGCAGTCGTACCGTATGGCGGATCTGTCAAAATCATATCAACAGAGCCATCTGGAATTTCTTTCATTCGCTCCAGGCAATCACCTTGCATTAAATTAACCATCTATCCGCTCCACGCCAACACGCTTTGAATTCACACCAACTGTCACGCCATATTTCAAAAGCTCTTGGCGCATTGTCTCTGCAGCTCGCACAAGCTCTTTGATACTTAGGTCTTTGCCGTCCAGCTTTATCTCTACTATTGGCATTAAGTCATGCTCTTTATAGGTGAATCCGCTCATGCCTTCTCTCCTTTCAAAATCTCACTATGCAAAGCCGCATAATTCACAAAGTCAACCGCCGAATCTTCGTGAAATTCTTTGTTTGCATTCTGCCTAACCACTTTCAGAAGCGCTAAGAGCAAGCATACATCCGAGCCGCGCAGTCTGCTATTGGTCAGGCAATTAAACGCCTCTGCAACGTTATCGAAGCTCATCTCTTTT